AGACCTCCCACCTCAATCTAATGGTAGTGTGAAAAGTAGTGAAGCATCTCTTGCTTCAGCTGGTGATGATGATGACGATACGTTATCATACTTTAGTAAATTGGCTGAGGAAGAGTAATCTCTCTCTCACTTCATAACTTTAAGGGTGTCGTAGAAATACGGCACTCTTTTTTTGTATAAATATTAGCGTAATGGCTATTTCAATATTAGACCCACTAAAAGACGCACAAGGCGGTATTCAAAAGAGTGCCAATTGGTATAGAAAAACTGTTGCTGATTTGGGCGATAGAATTACTGCTAGAAAGCTAATGTCATCAGGTAAATTAAATGGTATTCCTAGTAGAGGAAGATTAAATATGTTCTTTTATGACCCTAAATATAAGAAGACATTACCTTATTACGATACGTTTCCATTGGTGTTACCTTTAGAAACAATTCCAGGTGGTTTTATGGGAATGAACTTTCATTATTTAAGACCATTACAAAGAATAACTTTGTTAAACAACTTACAAAGATATGCGTCAGGTGGTATGAGTAAAAGCACACGAATAGACGCAACTTATGATGGAATAAAGAATATAGGTATTGCGAAAACAACAATAAAAAAGTATTTGTACAACCACGTTATGTCAAATTTTTTAAGAGTGGATTTTGATGAAGCAGCATTAGCAGTAATGTTACCAGTACAGCAGTTTAAGAAAGGAAGTCCATACTAATGGCTATTTTACGAGGCGGAAAACGAATTGGTGGATTTGATGTAAGAATTGGATTACCAAGAGATAGAAGTTTAGACAACGTAGAGAATGACCCACGTTTAAGACAGAGAGCTGGCGGAAGTCCTGAAACTACAATGGGAAGATTTCAGTCATACGTAAATGAGGCTGAAGGCTTTCAAAGAAAAGCTAGGTTCTATGTAGAATTTGGTTTACCGAACGGAGTTACATCACAAGGATTTGGCGATACAGATTTAATAGGTGGTGATGAAACACAAGGTTTCTCATCAACTACACAGTTAAGATCAATGATGACAGATACTACAAAAAGACGTGTTCAAGCATTTTGTAGAGAGATAGCGATGCCTAATAGATCAGCTGTTACAAAAGAAATTAAACACAATGGTCCTGTAAGAAAATTTATATACGATTACACATCAGAACCTATTACTGCTACTTTTTACACAGACAAGTTTATGAGAGAAAGAACATTTTTTGAATTGTGGCAAAAGGCTGCGTTTAGTAATGTCACTCATAATGTAAATTTTTATGATGATTATGTTGCTCCTATTGATATATTTGCTTTAGGTAATTACGCAAGCAGACAAGAAAGAGATGACATAACATATGGTGTAAGATTATATGATTGTTATCCTAAAACTATAAGTGAAGTGTCATTTTCACACGATACGAATGATGTACAGACTTTTACGGTGACATTTGATTTTAGATATTGGGTTAATTACTTTATTGATAGAGCAGGCGGAATACAATTAGGAGAATCTGATTTTAAACAACCAACTGTAAAAAGAGCAGGTGGGGTATTTGGAGGTTTAATTAGTAAACTGCCACCAGAAATAAGAAGAGCGGGTAGAGATGTATTAAATGAGTTGAGAAGAAGAGCACCGATTGGAAGAATAACAGGCGGACGAGTTTTCCCACCATTTAAAATACCACCACTAAATATATAAAAAATTAATAAGGAGATATTATGGCGTTACCAAGTGTAGAAGTACCACGATATGAATTGACACTACCATCGCAAGATGTTAAAGTACAATTTAGACCATTCCTAGTCAAAGAAGAAAAAATATTATTGATGGCTATGGAATCAAAAGATAATAAAGAAATAGTTTCAGCAACAAAAGAAATTTTAAAAGCCTGTACATTTGAAAAACTGGATATAGAAAATTTACCTATGTTTGACATAGAATATATTTTATTACAAGTTAGATCAAAGTCTATAGGTGAAGTTGCAAAGTTTAGAGTTTTATGTCCAGATGATAAAGAAACTTTAACAAATGTTGAAATAGATTTATCTACAATTAATGTAAATGTAGATGATGAACATACAAATAAAGTTGTGGTAGATGAAAAAAGAAATTTAGGTTTAGTTTTGAACTATCCTACTCTAAAGATAAGTCAGGCTGGGTTTGACGTGGACGATAAAGATGTAGATACTGTTTTTGATGTAATTGTATCTTGTATTGACCATATCTATGAGGGAGATAAAATATATCCTGCGAAAGATAGTACAAAAGAAGAACTAAAGAATTTTATTGAGTCATTATCACAAGAGGTATTTAAGAATGTTAAAAGATTTTTTGATACTATGCCTCAATTGTTACACGAAATTGAAGTAGAAAACCCAAAAACAAAGGTAAAGAGTAAAGTAACCTTTAAGGGTTTACAAGATTTTTTTCAATAAGCCTCTCCCATACCAGCCTAGAGGCATATTATGAAACTAATTTTGCGTTGATGCAACATCATAAATATTCATTGACTGAACTAGATAATCTTATTCCTTGGGAAAAAGAAATTTATGTAGGAATGTTAGTAAATCATATTAAAGATGAAAATGAGAAAAGACAAAGAGGAGAGAAGTAATGGAAGACACTATTAAAAAAAAGGTCAATGTAGAACTAGAAGTTGACACATCTGTAAAAGATTTAGGTCCTAACCCTTATGCTAAACTAATACATTTAGCAAGAGCGGTAGACAGTTGGAGAATATTTCCTAGAATATTCATCACAACATATATTTACTTGTTATATAAAGTTGTAGTATGGTATATGAATTTACCTAATCCTACAATGGAACAAAGTGGGTTAGTTAGTATCGTAGTTGGTGCTGGCGCTGCTTGGTTTGGTTTATATACAGGTAGTAGAGCAAAATCGGATAAAAAATAATGGCATTACCAATATTAGATACACCTACAGATAACGGACAAATACAAGAAGCAGTACAAGAAATTGCAACAGCAATATTTAAAAGTGCTAAAATATCATTGGATACCGCTGCTAAATCTGTTGTACCTAGTATACCTAAAATGGTAGATGAAATTTTAGAAGATTTAAAAACAGGATCCATAAGATCATTTGATAAAGCTTTAGATAAGTTAGATAGAATGGTTAACAAATTAGGTATTGATTTAGGTCAATATAGTAAAGAGTTAGCTGCTTTTCAAAATAATAGAGAAGAAAAAGTTAAAAAGAGTGAACAAAAAATACAAGAATTAAGAGAAAAAAATATAGTTGCTTCCATAGAAAAATCAGGTGAGATAAAAATTTTAACAAGAACTGAAATAGAAACAAAACAAAAGAATTTAAGACTTATTCAAAACAATATTTTGAAAGAAGAAAAACAATTAGAGAAAGATAGAAAACTTTTACAAGAAAGTAATAAACTAAAAACTAATTCTGCTAAAAAAGTCAAGGAAGATATAGAAAATAGAAGTAAATATATTGCTGATCTAAAACAAAAACAACAAGAAGAAATTGAAGTGTTAGGTGAAAGATCAAAAGAACAACCAGGTTTTATTGAAAGAGCTAGAAGTGGTGTTGGTAACTTTGTAGATGAATATGTACCTACTCCGATTGCTGATGTAGGAAGACAATTAGTAGAAGGACTTACAGCTCCGATTACAGTTGTGAAAGATTTAGCATCCACATTTGGTGGATTGTTAAAACCTTTGAAGTTATTGAAACCTTTATTCACAGGATTATTAAGTGGACTAAAAAGATTTTCAGCGGCTTTGATAGCAGCCACACTTAAATTTTTACCATTTATTGCGATAGGATTATTAGTTGGAGTTGTGTTATATGCGTTATATCAAGGTATAAAAAAAGTTGTTGATTACGTAAAAGGTTTTTTTGGTGATGAAGAAGAAGATAAACAAAAAGGTACAGGAAAATATCAATCTTTAGATGAGGGTACTTATGATGCTATAGACGATCAAATGGGATTCAATACACCTACGAGTACAGATGTGGTTAAAGACAAAGAAGGTAGAATTAGAACTAGTAGTAATTTTGATTTTCAAAGAAATAAATTTATCGGTGATGAAGATAAAATTGTTCCATTAAATGAATCAAAAGGAACTTTTGATATAAACAATTATAAAAAAGGAACTACGCCGATGGTTAAACCAGATCAATTAAAACAATCTAATGAGATGGTGGCAAGCGCAGGAAACTTTACATCTGTAAATGCACCTAATACTGTTGTAAGTAGAACAAACAATTCTTTATCTAGTGGAATTAGTGGAGTGAGTAATTCTGATAAATGGTATAATACAGCTACCGCTTAATAAGGTCCTAAATCTTTTTCAGTAATCAATTTAAACTCTGCGCCATTATCTTCACAATATGATTGAGCTGCTTTCCATTTCGCTTGGTTTTTGATATACTCAAAACTCTCACGCATAAATGCTCGAGTTTTCTTTTTAGGTGTCTTTGGAGGTTTACATTGACGAGAAGGTTTGATTTCAATAAGAAATTTTTTACCTTTAATTGTTTTGACAATGAAGTCAGGATAGTATGAATGATATTTTTTATCAATCGGGTTATAATAACGGATAGATAATTCTTCACTGGCCCAATTAACTATGTCAGGATTACGGTCACAATGAAGCATAAACTTACGCTCTAATAGTGAACGATATACTATTCTAGTTGGATCGCCCACATATTTTTTAGGGTTTGATGGACGGTAAATACCTTTATATGACTTCTTCATTTCGTTATAAATATTAACAATACAAGGATATTTAGATGGCTTTTACAAACAAAGTAGCGAACATATTAAGAAATAATGTATCAAATCTATCAGGTACAGCAGGTAATATTTTTAATGGTCTTGTTGCTAAAGCGGGACAACCAGAAAAACTTGCGGCTAAAATAGCAAATAAATCACCTTTAGATTTATCAAAAAGTCCTGTGGCGCATATGGAACCACAAAACAATCCATTTTCATATGGACAAATATACTATCCACAAGAAACAAGTAATTTAGGCGATGGACATTATGTGATATTTGATGTCATAGCCAGTAGCTCATCAATATATAAAAATCAATCATTTAATAATAAAGGTCAATTAGTTTCATTAACTAGTACACAATTAGGTGAAAGAAAATTACAAAGAGAAAATAGAATAGCAAAAATAAAATCTCAAGGTTATGCTGGAAAAACACAGAGTTATGGAGATTTTGATACAGCAGAAGATACAATCGTAAGAAGACAAACAAGTGGCGCAGGATCTATCAGTCCTACACACAGTAGATTAGAAGATAGTATAATATTATATACACCACCATCAACAAAATTTGATTACAAAGTAGGTTACGATAATGTTGAAGAAGGTGCGTTTGGTGGTCTTTTGGCAGATATGTTTTCAGGTGATTTTGATGCTAAAAAAATGTTAGAAGATGCTGGTGGTGCTGGTAAAGCATTTTTAGAAAACGTATTAAAAGGAGCGGTAGAATTAATTATTCCTGGAATAGGTGGTATTGTAGATAAACGTAGAGGATATACACAAAATCCAAAATTAGAACTTGTATTTAAAAATGTACCATTTAGACAATTTAGTTTTCCGTTTGAATTTGCTCCAAAAAATAAAGATGAATTAGATGCTGTACATAAAATTATACAATTATTTAAATTTCATATGATGCCAGAAAAAAGAGATAATTTATATCTAACTGCGCCATCAGAATTTCAGATAACTTATATGTACAGAGATAAAGCTAACGCATATATTCCAAAAGTTAGCAGATGTGCTTTAACAGATATGAGTGTTGATTACTCACCAGAGGGAGTGTTTACAACTTTTAAAGGTGATGATAGAGGTGCTGCGCCTGCGATTACAAAAATGGAATTATCTTTTACAGAAATGGAAATTATGACAAAAGAAACAATAGCGGAGGGTTTCTAAAATGTCATACTTTCGTAACTTTGAACGAGGATTATATGATATAAAAGGTAATGGTAATAGAAAATTAGCCATAGACCTAATGACAAGAGTTAAAGTCAGATCAAAAGTCCTTGATGAAGTAAGTTTATATGATACATATGATGTTCCAAGCGGTGAAAGACCTGAAACAACATCATTTAAACATTTTGGAACACCTAATTATCATTGGGTTATATTATTAACAAACAATATTACAGATGCGTATTATGGTTGGCCATTGAGTGACCAAGACTTTGAAGCATATATAACAAACAAATATACAAATCCAGATGGTGTACATCATTATGAAATTACTCAATCAAGTGGAAAAACAACTGGCGATGGACCAGGAGATTATTCACACATTATAGAAGTTAATAGTACAACAACTGGCGCACAGTCAGTTTCTAATAGAGAATATGAACAACGGTTACAAGACGAGAAAAGACAAATTAAATTATTAAACCCTGCTTACTTAAGCACATTTATTGAAGAATTTGAAAAACTAATAAGAGAATAAAATGTATAACTCACTTGACCCATTAGTCCTGGACAAAGCAGGAACTTATAATTTATCGCAAGTCAATTTAATATCATATCAATCAGCAGATGGATCAGGTAATCCTACACGATTAAATATCACAACACTAATTACAGAGTTAAATATTTTTGAACATTTAGAAAAGAACACACTATCAGGTGATATAACAATAGTAGATGCTACAAACATAGTAGAGAATTTACCTTTAACTGGATTTGAAAGATTAGAACTTAAATTAGAAACCCCTGGACTACAAAAAGGTTATGACTTCTCTGTAGAAACAGGACACCCAATGTTTATTTACAATATAGAAAATAGAGTAGAAGCAAATCCAAGAGCGCAGGTGTACACACTAAAATTTTGTAGTATGGAAACAGTTAAGAATGCTCAAAGACGAGTTAAAAACGCATTTGCGGGAACCATTGATGAAATGGTGTTACAAATATTACGAAACGACTTAAACACAAAAAAGAATATTATAGTAGAAGAAACAAAAGGTACACACAAATATGTTATACCTAGATTAAGACCGTTTGACGCTATAAAGTTATTAAAGAATGAGGCTAGAGCGAAGAAGTTTAACAACGCAGGTTTCTTATTTTATGAAAACTCAGTTGGGTTTAACTTTCGTTCATATGAAAGTTTATTTTGTAAAGAAAATGGATCGCCACGAAAAGAAATGGCGTATTACACACCAAAGATTAAAAACGTTAGATCAGGCGGTAATAAGAACTTAATTAGTGATTTTCAATCTGTTCAAAGTTATCGTATCATATCACAATTTAATACACTTAAAAATTTACATTTAGGAACATACGCAAGTCGTATGGTATCACATAACGCATTTGATAAAACGTTTACAGAAACAGATTTTGATTTTCATAAAGACTATGTAAATCATAAACATTTAGAAATGGATTCGAATGGTGATGTAAAAGACAATAATGGTATCTTACCTTACTTTAATTTTGAATCAGGTAAAGCGTTTAGTGATTTTGCGGAAGGAACAATTCATTATCAAACGTCCACATCTAAAATACACAACGATTATGAATTAGCGCCACGAAAAGATATGGACTCTCAAAGAATATCACAAAAGTCTGCTATAGGTTCATTAGTAATAGAACTTACAATTCCAGGGTTTACAGGTATCAACGTAGGAGAAGTCATTAAGTTTGATGTACCATCTTATTCAAAGGCGACAAAAGATGATGTAAAAGACGTGGATCGTTTTTTAAGTGGAAGATATATTATATCAGGTATAAGACATCATATATCTTCATTAACTAAAAAACACACAACGTTATTAGAAATCGTTAAAGAATCTTACAATCAATCTTTTGCTGAAGAAAACATAGATTTATTTACAAATAATGAAGACGATAAGGGAGATAATTACTTACAGTATGATATTGATAAAGCTCTCTTATAATTACAGAGAATCGCTCGCTAGGACGTGTAGGAACGACTATAAGCGGTGGCTATGAGAGATTACATAACTATGAATAGAAAAGATAAATTTTAGACAATTAGAGGATATAATGAATATTAAAGAACAAATTAAGACAATCATAGATGATTACTCAGAGGCGAGGGACATATCCGCCGAGTATAATAAGTACGATGGTTTCTTTAAGGGACATCAATCGCCCGAAACCGTGTGGAACTTTGTAAAACACCCGTTTTTACTTAAAGTTA